AAATACGGACTATATTGATGCTTATTCTGCTGGTTTTGAAATAAGCTCTACCGCACCTGCTGAGATTAACGCCTCAGGTGGTACTTACATTTTTCTTTCAATAGCGTAGCCATGAATAGCGGAATCTATCAGATTAAAAACCTTTCAACTGGTATGTCCTACATTGGGCGTACCATTGATTGGCCCGCTAGAAAGCGTAGGCACTTATCTGACTTACGTGCTGGTCGCCATATGAATCCCCGTTTACAGCACTCATGGTCATCAAGGACTGAGCAAGACTTTGAATTTAAACTTGCTTGGCCTGAAGTTGTTGAGCGACTTGAAGAACTTGAATCATTTGTGCTTGAAGAATGTTTTGACACGGGTCGCTTATACAACGCACATAAAAACTCTGTTGGTGGGTTTCTTGGTCAGAAACATTCTGAAGAAACTAAACGTAAGTGGGCTGATGCAAGACGTGGAACAACAATGTCTGATATTGCAAAGCAACGTCAAGCAGAAACAAGGGCGACAAGTTTGGCATGGGAGGCGCATATAGCAAATATGCAAGAACCAGAAACTGTAGCAAAGCGTTGCGCTATGGCGGCCAAACCCGAAGTAAGGGCAAAAGCGTTAGCAACAAGAACAGCTAATGGACATTTCCCCAATTGGGAAGAAGCTAGACAAAAGCAAATAGAACTTGCTAAACAAAATCTATTTAAAGCCTTGGATTGGGCTGTTGAAAATAAAACAACAAGAGACCAAGCCATTACAAAATTTGGTAGTTCTTGGGGTTCTTTAAAAAAGTTTCAACCTGAGTGGGAAGCCATCAATGGCGCACTTAATATACCTAAACGGGCATCTGGAAAACGGATTAAGGAGTAATTCATGCAAATTAGAACACAATCAGGACAAGTAATGTACGAAGCAGAGTTTCGTGCATACCAACAAGCCAATGGTGGCCCATCATGGGAAACAACAACAACCGAAGTCTTAACTGCTTTAGGTGCTGATGTAGTCTTTGAAGGCCCACAAGCTACTGGTGGGACTGTTTACCAATACTCTCAAGCCTCTGGTGTTGAGCAGATTGATGGCAAGTGGTACACAAAGTATGTGCTTGGCCCTGTATTTACAGATACCACTGTTGAAGGCGTAACTACCACAGCCGCAGAGCATGAAGTGGCTTACAAGGCTACTAAGGATGCTGAACAGGCTAAGTCTGTGCGTCAGACCCGTGACACTAAGTTAGTTGATACTGATTGGACTCAAGTAGCTGATGCACCTGTTGACAAAGCAGTATGGGCTACATATCGTCAAGCCTTGCGTGACATTACGGCACAAGAAGGTTTCCCTTGGACAATAACTTGGCCTGATGCACCATGACACAAGAAGTCACCCACGAACAAATCTACGAAAGACTGCTTGCGGTTGAGACTAAGGTAGATACCATCGACAAGAACACAAGCGGTCTTGTAGAGGCTATAAAGGCTGCCAATGGTGCTGTAAAGGTTCTTAACTGGATTGCATCTATTGCCCAACCTGTTTTATGGATAGGTGGGTTAGTCATTGCTGCTGGTGCTATCTGGCAGACTTGGATAAAAAAGTAATGGATTGGCTAGAGACTCTTGTTGCTCTAGCCTTTATGTTTTGCTTTGTCATGTTTTGTATCCATATTATTCTTTGGGCAATGCCGTGAAATGGTTGTTGATGTCATCAATATTGTTTACATTGGTGGCATCTAGTAAAGAGAAAACTGAATATCGTTGTGTGCGGTGGGCATGGACAGGTGATGTTTATAACCGCAAAGTAGTATGCCTTGAGTGGCAAAAGGTTGAACGGAGATGATTCTTAGCCCTGAAGACGCACTTGATGGATTGCAAAAGGCTATTGGTCTTGTCAAAAAAGCGCAAGCCGTTGCCAAGGATTTAGGCGGTCTGGGGGTGATGGTTGGGCGACTGTTCGATGCCAAAAGCCAAGCTACAAAGGCGATGGTTCAAGCCAAGCGGTCAGGCAACAAATCCAACTTTGCCATAGCAATGCAAATAGAAAATGCTTTGATGAATACGGCTAAGTTGGAATCCCAGCTTCAAATGCTCTATATGCAGACAGGCAATGTGGACGTATGGAATAAAATTAAAGCCAGAGCCGCTGAGATGGACAGGGATGATGCCATAGCTTCAAGAGATGAAAAGTTAGAAGAAAAAAGGCGCAAAGAAAAAGAACAACGAGACTTTGAGATTGGCGTAGCTGTTGGTGGTGTTATCTTTGTTCTGTTTCTGATTGTTGTAGGTCTGATTGAATTAAAAGAATTCTGCGATACAACTCGCAGATGTGGGCGATGACTTGGTTTGATATATTGCTTTGGTCTGCTGTACCTGTTAACTATCTCTTTTGGATAGTTGTTTATCCACGGCTGGTAAATGAATGAGTATCAAAAGACCTTTGATGAACTGCTCAAATGGTGGATTCGTGGGGCGGTGGCTTGGTATGTGCTAGGATTTTTGCAGTTCCTGCCAGACTCTTTGTCAAATAAGATTATGGATAAACTACTTGGAATGATTGGACTATGAGCGAACCAAACGAAAAACATGCTTTGATTGAAAAGGTAGCGTTTGCTATCCTGCCAATTCTGTTCACTTGTGTTGTGTATCTAATGAACTCACTATCGCACTTGTCGCATGAAGTGACTGTGTTAAACAACAAGATTAGTTTGGTTGTCACCTCAGACAACAAACAAGCTACCAATACGGGAGCAGAACTAGCCCGTGAGAAGCTACGTCAGGATTTGGAAAAAGAAATCCAAAAGAACCGTGATGACATCATGCACAACCGGCAAGACATTGCCGTTATCTACGAAAAACTGGGGAAAAAATAATGCTATCTCTATTCTCAACCCTTGGTGGTTTGCTCATATCGGGCTTACCCAAACTCCTAGACTTCTTCCAAAACAAGGCTGACCAGAAGCATGAGTTGGCTTTGGCTAGAGTACAAGTAGAGTTACAGCTACAGATGATGGCTCAAGGGTTTAAGGCTCAAGAGCGTATGGAGGAGATTCGTACAGACCAGATTGCCATGCAAACAGATGCTCAGATGACTGAGGCTGCACTTGAGCATGATGCAAAAGTATTGGAAAGAGCAAGCACTTGGGTTGTCAACTTTGTCGGTACTGTCAGACCTATAGTCACTTACATCTTCATCTTTGAGTTGTGTGCAATCAACGCATGGATTGCCTACTATGTTTACAGCAGACCTAGTTTGGTCAACAACATGGATGACTTGATTCGAGTTACTGACATTATTTTTAGTTCTGATGAAATGGCAATGCTAGGAGCAATTATCGGTTTCTGGTTTGGCTCACGCTCATGGTCTAAGAAATGAAAGTCAGCAAAGCTGGTGAGGACTTGATGCACTTCTTTGAAGGCTACAGAAACAAGCCTTATCGGTGCAGTGCTGCCATTTGGACAGTTGGGTGGGGTCACGCTATGTATGCAGACCAATTAGCCTTGCCAAACGTCCGTAAAGAGGGTTACACAGGGCTTATCAGGTCTGACTACCAACTAAAAGGGGAAGACAATCGTGTCTGGTCTAAAGATGAACTGGTCAATCTGTTCAAGGTTGATATCGATACTTTTGAACGTGGTGTTCTTCGACTTTCTCCTAATCTTGCTAGTCATCAAAGCAAATTCGACGCTGTTACATCTTTTGCGTACAACGCAGGTCTAGGAAACTACCAACGCTCCACAATCCGCATGAAAGTTAATCGTGAGGATTGGGAGGGCGCAGCAGAGGCTTTTATGTCATGGACTAAAGCGGGTGGTAAGGAAGTCTCAGGGCTTGTCAAAAGACGCAAAGCAGAAGTGGCTTTGTTTCTAAGTTGACCACTCTCTCTCATTGCGTCCAGAGTTAGATTTAACTGTTTTACCTGTTAGATAAATAAGACCTAGCACTTTCATTTCATTTAAGCGTCTAGCGACTTGATTACCATCTAGGTTAGTCAATGACGCTATCCCATCCTTACCAAGCGAGCCATGCTTTTGTAAGCAATCTAGGATGGTTTGGTAGTGCTGAGAGACAACAGGCTTAATAGCCTCTGCTGCCTCAAATGAAGTGAGTGGGTCTGTAGTCCTAACTCTTGGGAAGTCAGGAAACACTCTGTCAAATATTTTTCTGTAATCCATTACTTTCTCCTTTAGGTGAGGGGAAGACTGCTCGTCTGCAAGCTAGGAAAATCCTTTGCACAGCCCTCCCCTCGTTAACTTAAAATGGTAAATCGTCTTCTTGTGTAGCCTTTTTAGGCTTGTTTAGTGAAGCATCAGCGTTCTTATTCTTGATAGACAAAGACATAAACTTCTGTCCGTCCTTGCTTAGTTTAATCCAAGCAGATAGCCAATACTCTACCCCTTCTACGTTTACAGACCCTTTGTAGTCTGGAAACTTAGCATCGTCTTTGCGGTCATTCTTAAAGAGTGAGCCTCTATTATTGTTGTCGTATTCCATATTTATCCTTTAGCGTTCTTTAACGCTGACCTTACTTTACTAGGAAGGAGTGTCCACAATGCAATCTTTTGTTCTGCATCTAGGTTCTCTTTTTCCAACTTAACCCAAGCTGCCTTGGGGTCACCCTGCTCACAAGTAGCAATCAAATCCATTGCTAATTCGTCTAGGTATCGTAATTCCTCGATGGGAATATTATCCATTGCACCCTGAGTAGGTGTAATGATAATCTTTTCTTCCTTAATGGGTGCAGAGGAATCCAGAGCGTCATGCTCAACGATTTCCATTGCTGTGACCCACAGGTATCGTCTGGTGTATGTCTCGACTGCACCAAGGTTCTGGATGGGATGGCAACCCTTTAGGTTAGCTTCTGCCATTGGTGATGTGATGATGATGTTTGTGCCATCGTCTGTGTCTGTGATAGTCAGGCTTGCTATCTCTGTATCGTAGGACACTACACCACACAAACCAACTTCATTAAAGATTTGGTTAATCGTGGGGATAAAGTCACCGAGTTCAAAGTAGCTGTAGCCAGCAAACTTGTTGTGACCAGACTTCTTAAGGGGTGCGTTTTGCAACATGATTCTTGCTGCCATTAACTTCTTATGTACCATTTTAATTTCCTTCACTTAAATATTCTTCAATCATTGCTTCTTTGTCTTCATCGTATAAATCCCCGAAAGGTACGAAGTGGTTTTCTCCACAGCATGAGCCAGATGTTTTAGGCTCAGTACAGTAGCAGCAGTAAGTACCTTGCAGGTCTTGGATTGCATCCTGTCTTGTTAACTTGGTCATTGGATTCTTTCGATAGGCTTTGCTACAAGCCACTTGTCACCCAACTGGCGTACTGACTTCACCCATTGCTTTTGGTAGCTTCTAATGACTGCTGGAGGGGCATCGTAGGTGCGGAATATCTTACGGACATGGATTAGGTAGTGTGTGTTCATTAGCCTCTCCAAGCCAGTAGTACACCGATGCCGCCAAAGATAACGATGGCTAACACATACTCAACTAGCGTCTGAATAATCTTACTTTTCATCTTGATTTCCTTAAAAATACCCACTTACGTTTTGTTGTGGGCTGGTGTTAGTATAACGCAAATCAACGAAATGTTTAAATTATTTTCACAAAGTGTTGAAAATTTAGCAAATCGTTGTTAAGATGCAACTATGAACAAACTAACCGACAAAGAACTAATCGCCTTGCTTGGTGGGCCAACAGTCCTATCTAAGAAGCTAGGTTTCTCCTCTGCACAGAGGGTACATAACTGGGTATATAGGGGGATACCTGCATCAATCAAATTAGCTTATCCAAAACTTTTCTTAAACAAAAGGATTAAGAAATGAGTAAATTGTGCGCTGATTGCAATCAGGAAATTACTGGCAGAGAATTAAGTGCTAAATTCTGTTGGTTATGTTGTGATTTAAGACCTAAAAAGAATGGACAAGCACAAGCTGCTGCCAAAGTAAATCAAGCAGTAAAAAAAGGCATCTTGCCTCACGTTTCAACTTTAATTTGTGTAGATTGTGGGAAAATTGCACAATGCTACGAGCATAGAGATTACAACAAACCATTAGAAGTTGAGCCAACTTGCAAGGGTTGCAATATCCGTAGAGGCCCAGCTATTCCATTAAACCAAGAGACAACATGACACAAGAAGCAATCATCAGAGCATTACAAAACGGCTCTCTAACGTCTTATGACATGGAGAACCTGACAGGCATACCCAGAGAATCTATTGTGTCTGCTTGCAAGAAGTTAATCCGTAAGAAGCAATTAACTATGGAAAAGATTAAACTGAAACGCTCGTGGATTTGTAGGTACACGTTAGAACCACACATGATTGAGGCCACAAAAGCCGCCAATGATGAGCCTTACGACAAGCTAAACCCATTCGACATACGCAATGCCAAGGGTATCTTTTCTAAGGCTGAATATGCGGTAATGAACTCGCAAGCTAGACGTTTGCTTGGTAAATCGTTTTCACAAGATATTACAAACAATCAGTTTATTTGATACAATGTTTTGAAACACGGCTAGATGGGGAGTAATTACCCCATCGAAAAGAGAAGTCTCCCCTCCTGCCGCAGTTTCTTTTTGGGAGAATTGGAACATGAGACAGCTATGCACTATTACCAGTTTAATATTGGTGACTACCACAGTCACACCTTGCACCTTTCCGAGATTGAGGACTTGACCTACAGGCGATTGCTTGATTGGTACTACCTACATGAATCTCCAATTCCCAACGACTTAAATGAAGTAGCTAGACAGATTAGGATGCGTTCGCATAGCGATTGCATTACGACTGTATTGCTAGAATATTTTGAGCGTACTCCAGACGGATGGGTTCACCATCGTGCTGATAAGGAAATTGAGAAGGTTGGCGAGAAATCTACTAAGGCAAGCAAGAGTGCCAAAGCTAGATGGGATAAGGTTAAGGATGCGAACGCATTGCCAACGCAATCCGAACGCAATGCTACACAAGACACAGAACACATTACACAAAACACAAAAGAGAAGAAGACACTCGGCAAACGCCTCGCTTCTGATTTTAGTTTTCCATTGGAATGGGAACAGTTCTGCCAAACAGAACGACCAGAACTTAGCCCTGTTAAAACCTTTGACCAGTTTAAGGATTACTGGATAGCCCAAGCAGGTCAGAAGGGTGTGAAGCTGGATTGGTTTGCTACTTGGCGTAATTGGGTGAGAAGCACTAACGCACCTAAACAAAATCCATACGATGTTGTAAGGCTCACAGTTGCGTCAAAGAATGAGCCTGACCCTGCGCTTAAGAAAATTAAAGCTGATGACAAAAAGGCAGTTCCTCCATCGTTAGAAGTTTTAGCAAAGATGGCTGAGTTAAGGAGAAAAGCATGAAAGTAGAAATTGGAAACGCAACACTTTACCTCGGTGATTGTGCAAAAGTTTTATCAATGATTGACAAAGTGGATGCTGTAATTACTGACCCTCCTTATGGAATCAATGAAAACAGTAAAAAAGTTGCAAGTCGTGGAAATATGGCTGCCCCTAAAGACTATGGACATTTTGATTGGGATAAATCTCCACCACCTGATGAACTAATTGAATTGATTAGAACTAAAGGAAAATATCAGGCTTTTTTTGGTGGAAACTATTTCACATTACCACCAACATCTTGCTGGCTAGTTTGGGACAAACTTAATGGTGACAATGATTTTGCTGATTGTGAGTTAGCTTGGACAAACTGGCATAAAGCAGTTAGACGCTTGCAATGGCGATGGAATGGCATGATTCGTCAAGGTAATGAGGAACGCTATCATCCAACGCAAAAGCCATTAGAGGTAATGAAATGGGTAATTGAACTTTGCCCTAAGTCAGACACAATTCTTGACCCATTTATGGGTAGTGGTACTACTGGTGTAGCTGCAATCCAACTTGGTAAAAAATTTATAGGTATTGAGCGTGAGCAAAAGTATTTTGATATAGCTTGCAAGCGCATAGAGCAAGCTGTTGCTCAACCACAATTGTTTGCACATGAACAACCTAAACAAATTCAAGAGGCTATGTTTTGAACAACTTTCAATGGCCTACAAATGACTCCAGCAGAATTAGAACACTTCAAGGACTGCGAAGCGAGAGAGTGGATACAGAGATTCAACAAAAAGAAATTGACGATTGGCTCAAGCAAAGCGTTGCTCTGGTGGCAGGGAGTGTGCGTGGACTTGGAACGAATCAGAGGAAAGTCAGATACTTTGCTTTTGAGGGACAGAATGACGAGGTTGCGAA